AAGGAAACAATATTGTGAACGCGTTAAATTACATCCCAAAAGATTTGCATAAAATACAACATTTGAGTGACACATTCGAGATGAAACGTCTGGAAGAAACACTCGAAACCAAACGAGCTAGTTGGTGTCAACCAACGGTTCCTGTTGATCACATGTGCAGCTTTGACTGGGATGACTCAACAAACATAGCATTTGGAAAAATGCTTACACAAGCATTCATGCCACAATTGGACGAACATTGTTCAAAGTGTGCAAAGAAAGCAGCTGAACGCACATGGGAAGAGATCTGTAAAGATTTCTCTTCATCTCAAATGATTCAAGCCATGAAACATGCTGAAACAGACAAACGGTGGGAATTTCCTTCAAAAATATTTCAGTTGGTGGAGCGAGGACTTCAACAACCAGATATGCCAATTGAAATATCTGAAGAGATAGCGAGAATTTGCTATGGTAATAATTGTGAACCGTTCAGAAACATACTAAAAGTACTCGCAGTACTTGACAAGCCTGATTTTACGGATGAATCAGCATGGAAGGAAGCTCATTTGAATTTACTTCAAATAGCACGCTACATGAAAAATCGCGAGATGAGAGTGAAAGGAGGAGATCTTAGCACATTTACAAATAAAGCACCACCAACATCTAAGAAATCATGGTACTTCGGAAATTACACTGAGAGTCGCGATTACACGCAACACTTAAACAATTTAAAGAGGGATGCACAAGCACTATATACAAATTGGTTTAAGCAAGTTCAATACACGAAAGATACACTACCAACTGAAAGAAAGCACATCAGAGGAGTTAGAAAGTTAAGTGCAAATTTACTATTTGTACCACACACATTGAACGAGGTTAGCAAAGCAGTACAGGGGACAAGAGTGGAATTATTTGACATTGACAAAACATGTATTTCCATGAGAGACAATCAATTTGTGTACACATGCTGCTGTGTGACACACGATGATGGGAAACCATATTATTCACAAGTGAGATTCCCATATGCAACAATGTACACGGTAGGAAATTGCACAAATTTTCAGCTCCTAGATCTTCCAAAGGCATGGGATGGGCAACTAGTTGAGGCAAAGGAGGGCTATTGCTATATTCACATCTTTATAGCTATGTACTTATACATTCCATCACACTACACGCAGGGATATGTAAATTTAGTTAACACTAAAATAATACCAGCGCTGGGGCCATGGCCAACATTGAAACGAGTAGCTACTGCATGCTGTTTAATAACTTTATATTACCCAAGCGCAATGGAAGCTGAATTACCTGAAATTCTAGTTGATCATGAACATAAAACAATTCATGTAGTTGATAGCTTTGGTTCATCATCATTTGGATATCATGTACTAAAGGCCAACACGATACGCCAACTTTTGCCAATCATGTCTGATGAAATCAAAAGTGAATTAGCAGAATACAATGTTGGAGGCACGGATAAATTAAATGCAACAACCATCAAGCATCTTGTCAGGGCAACATTCAAGAAAGACAGTTTTAGACAACTAATGGAAACAAATCCTTACTTGATTCTAATTGGGGTTCTCTCACCTGTGGTTCTAAAACAATTATTTGAGAGCGGATCACTTCAACTTGCGATCAAGTATTTTATGGACACGAACATTGATTTATTCAACGCATGTTGCATTATGGAATCACTCGCACGGAAGCAGCGTAAATCAGACACAATCATGCATCAATTAAATACATTATATAATGTGTATCCGCAGCTGATTGAAGTCTATCGTGACATGCACATTAACACACCTGAACAAGCAATTGCTCATAAATTAACACTAGATTCAATGCAGAGAATTGTAGAAATCAATAACGCAGATGTACATTT